TAGTATCAAGCCAAGAACTTAAACCTGCTGAACTTTTAGTAGATTTGAGAACGGCAAAAACGCTTGCGCCATCTCCATTACTTAAAAAAGTCCAAGTAGAAGCGGCTGCAGTAGAAACTAAACTATCATTACTTCCGTCATAAAGAAGCGTAGATTTACTATTTAGAGTAGTGCTTCTTGTTGGTTGATTTGCAACTGTGCCTTGAGTAAAGGCGTAAGCATTAGCAGATTTATCTGTCCATTGGCTCACAACATTTCCACTAGAGAAAGTAAAAGTAGTAGCATCCGCAGCATCAAGCCAAACATTATAGCCTGCAACTGGTGCGCTAGGTGCGCCTAACTTACTAGATGCAATAATCCCGAGTAATGGCATTACGCTATATCTCCTACAATATACCAAGTATCGGTAGCAACCTTAATGCAGGATGCAGCCGAAAACTGAACTCTTAACTTAGGAGCTGTGGCAGTTGCTCCAGTTGATGAGATTGTAGTAGTGCCTGAAGTAACAGCCTTGATAGTTGTCTGGCCTGCTCCAATTTGAATAACATTGATTACTGATCCAATAGGAAAAGCAACTGATGCGTTAGTTGGAATCAAAAAGTCATTAGCACTAGCAACCGACATAGTGACTAGCTTGTTGCGGTTGTCTGTCAAAACTACTGTATAAGTAGCGGTCTTAGCATTTAGAGTCAATTGACCCACTGCCGCATCGAAGCCATTTCCGACTGTGCGTATAGCAGCAGCCCCATCCTTGACCAAATCTGTATCATCTGGAAGGTCAATACCAAAAATCGTTGTCGTTGCCATAGTTCTCCTTTAGCCTATTATTGTAGCGTTAGCCCAGTCCAAGGTAGGACTTAGGGTATTCCAAGACTCTGTGTCTGGGACTGAATTCCATCTAAAAGCCTGAAGCGAAAATTGAAGGGCTGATAAGTTCATAGTCAGGTCTAATCGATTTAAGCCTGCTGACCAAGTCCAACCCTCTACAAAGCCAAGAAATTCACCATTGACCATATTGCTTGGCAGGTTGGTAATATTTAAGGCCATACCCATAAAAACATTTAAAAGGTTATCGCGGTCAGAATTATCTATTTCAGAACTGCCCAATGGAAAGGTTATCTTTTGCAAAGCAAATTCAGGATTTGCTCGCAAAGCTAAATAAAAAGCTGCTTGTGCTTCCGCGTCAGCTTGATGCCTAAGGGTGGTAGATATGCTGTTGGCTAGTTGGCCGTAAAGCGATATAGAATCAGCATCTTCATCGCTTACTTCTGCGTTACCAGTTCCATAGCCAATAGTTATAGAGTTTCGTATATCTCCAGCGCGCTTAACTATCGAAAGAGCTGGGCCAATGGCGTGATTGCCATCAAGATCAACATAGCCGTTAGTCGCTAGGTATTCGCTGCGGTGTGTTGAATCAGCATAACCAATACGGCCTTGGGCATCTTCATATAAGTAACCTAATCCGCTAGTGGCATACCTAGAAGCTAAATTATAAACTGTGTCATTAAGGCCAGTCTCAGAGTGCAGTTCATAATCACCAGGAGTATCTATTTCGCCTAGTCCGCTATTTTCTGCATCCTGCCATTGAGTCGTTGCCTCATAACCATTCCAAGTCTCGGCAGCTGGCACTTCATTCCATTGATCAAATAAAACTGTGCTAAGTAATTCTTCGATTCGCTCGCCATCAAATTGATGGGCAAAATTGCCTGTATAAACTGCTCTAGCAAGTCGCGCTAAAGCTCCTACTGCAACGATTCTAATCTGCTGGCTGGTAGCTGTTGATCCTGAAATCTGCACTGTAATGCCTAAGTCAGTAATAAAGCCGCCAAAGAGATTGACATAATCGCCATTAGAGTCTTGGACTTCTATTGTTACTGCATCATTTACTTCATAGGGAATTGCAGCTTCAGCTGTCTCTATAAGACTTAGATTGCAGTAACCAGCAATCGGCTGCTGATAAATATCGGTGCGACCCGAGGTGATAGTTAAGCCGCTAAGGGTTGCGCTAGTGACTGTGACGCCATCAACCTTAACTCTATAGACTGGATTCCAAAGGGTCATTCTGCCACTAGGCCGCCAAGAATAGCGCCCCCACCGCCGTTACGAGCATTGCTATTGTTAAGTGCTAATACAACTGCTCTAGTAAATCCTTCTTCATCAATAGCGCTTGGGGCATTGACATTGATAATCACATTGCCGCGTTCTTCTCCGCGTCTAGCTGCTGCTACATCAAATCCAGATGGGATTGCCTTGCCAGTTGGATTCAACCCTGATGGGAAACTAGGCATAGTGCCTGTAACCACTGGAGCAATTATCTTACCGCCGCCAATACTGCCGCCAGTAGAAGTAGCAGCGCCACCGCTAATGACTGGCGTTCCAGCAGTAAAGCCTGATGGAAGGCTAGATGATGGGACTGTGTTACTTCCAGTTCCTGCTGCTGCATTGGCTTGATTATCAAATAACTTGGTCGCAGCAATAATTGCGCCAACTACGGCTGCGCCAGTTGCTAAACCAGCCAACGGATTCAAAGCAAATCGAGATGCGATAGCAGCGGCTACCGCGCTATTTCTTAAAGCAACATAAGCAGCGACTAGCCCTTGGATTAGAAGAATAGTCGCTTGCACTCCAGCTGCTATCTTGCTTACTACGAATACAGTCGCTAATACTCCAGCGACTATAAAGAGCTCATCCTTGAGATCAATCACTGTATTGATAAAGCCTCTTACCTTCTTACCCCATTCAACTGCAACCTTCTGAGATTCAGTCAAGCCTTCGTTTAACCCATCGCTTCCAGTTAAGCCTGAAATAAATGCCTCAAGTGCTGGGATAAAGTTTTCTAATATCCAAGCAGTCAATTCTTGGACAACTGGTAGCAAAGCTGCGCCAATAGATTCCTTAGCTTCATCAAGGGCAATCTTGACGCGCTCCATTTGCTTAGTTGTCGTCTCTGCTTCATTCTCAGCAAATTGACCAAAGGTGCTAGTTAGTTGATTAAAAGTTTGATCAAAGGTTTGCGAGGCTAGATCAGTTTTATCTATGCCTAAGCCCAATTTGCCAAGTGCGGTGGTATTGCCATCATAAGCTCTGCCAAGGGCGTTAGTAACTGTCTCTAATGGCTTGCCCGTTGCTGCACTTAAATCTAGTGCTAAATTTAGTAGCTTTTGGGCTTCTTCAACATCCTGAGTAGATCTAACTAGACGGGTAAAGGCTGGACGCAAGCCATCATCAGCAACGCCAATAGCAATTGAGGTTTGCTTTATATATTGCTCAACGCCTTCAATCTGTTTAGCGGTTGCGCCAGTAGTGGCTTCAATCGTTGCAGCTAAACGCTTTTGAGCGGTCTCATCCTCGGCTGCTGCTTTAACTGCGCTAACGGCAAATGCCCCAATAGCTGCTCCAGCGGCAGCAAAGGCAATAGCAGCCTTCTTACCAAATTCAGCTGCGCGCTCGCCAATAGAATCAATGTCTTTAGAGCCAGCCGCTAACTTCTTTTGGAAGTCCGCCGTATCTGCTAAAAGCTTGAGCGTTAAGGCTCTTGAATCAGATGCCACCGATGCCCCACTTATCTAATATTTTATTAAATGCTCTAGTCCATTGTGCCACAATATTCTTCTGCTCTTGACGCAAAGTCGGATAAATAAACCATCCGCGAGAGCCGCGCCCTTGTCTGCCAGAGTAGGCAGGGAATTGCTTAAATTTATTAGAACCAAATTCAAAGCCAGCCCAAAGCATTTGAGTATTAGCTCCACCGCTAAATCTCTGACTAGCAAAGCCATACTTAATTTCGCCAGTAGTGCTGGTCTTAGATACTTTAGATCCGCTAACGATTCGGTTAATAGCTTGTTGCCCTTTAACCCGAGTAGAAGCTTTGGCAGCAATTTGTTGCTGAAGATAGGTAGCAAGGTTATTAGAAACTTGGCGAGACTCGGCTTTGGCTTCATCGCCTAGTAAGGAGAAGGCTTTATAGACTTGCCGAAGCTCTGTCCGGTCAAATGCTGAGACTTCTTCAGCCATTGCTATCCCTTTCCTTTATCAGCTCGACTGCCGTTGCTACATCGTCCCAATCATCCCAATACTGCATCGGGATACCAGTCCTAAGAGCAACTATTACTAGTAGCCGCCTTACGCTGTCGGGCTGATGGCTTTTGGGTCATCGTTGCCTGTCTTAATGTCGGCAACTGTTTCCATCCATATCTCAAAGCTCTTTATAGGCTTACCAGCGCTTTCGCGTTTGTGAGCGTTATAGGCCAAGAACATCAAGTCCCAGATTCCTATATTTTCTTGAGCTTTGGTAATAGTGTGTCCAGTTGCCTTTTCCCACTTAGCCCACTCTGGCGGTTGAGCAATATAAGTTGCTGATTCGCCTGAGTTATATTCAATTGTGATTGATAATTTCATAGCTCCCGATGCTCCGATCTGTTAGCTGAAGTTTTCTGTTGGTGTTCCAACGACTGTCATCGTCCAAGTATCAGTTAGCGCTCCTGGTGCTGCGCCACCTGCTGCTGGGAAGATTGGCAATACGCTGAAAGTAAATACTGCGCCAGTTGCAGCTGTGAAAGCAACTGTAAGTGTGGTGTTAGGTGCTGTTTCAGCATCAGCCCACATTGCTTCAAATAGAGAGCTTGCAACTCCCCAATCTTGCAATAGTTCAATTGTAAATGTCCATTGCTTATCAACGGACTTATAGGCGCGACCATCAAGAGTCTGATAGGTCTCGATGATTGTGTCGCAGCTTAAGACTGCGCTTGTTGCTTGGGCATCGTAGTTAGCGCTATCAAGTGTGAAGGTAACATCGCGCCCAGTTATTACTGTAGTTGGCATTTGGGTCTCCTATGCGGTTTGCTCGTAGCGGACGCTCAAGCGTATGTCTGCAACCAATAAATTGGTCGTTCCTACTGTTGTTACTGACGGCCTATCGACTGTCGATAACTCATACTTGGAAGCGTTGAGCGCTCCAAGAATACTAATGATTAATTGCTCTAAATTGTCTAGAGAAGCGGCGTTGCTGAAATACGCAACGCAAGCACTAATAGTGTAATTTAATTTGACGCGAGTAGTTGATTTGCCTAAAACTTCAAGCTCCATATAAGGCGCATCTGGCACTACTACAATTGCTGGAACTATTGGCGCTTCTGGAACTGAGTCATAGATATTAGCGGTGCATCCAGCCAAAGCAGTCTTAATAGCGCCTCTAACATCTGTAGCAATTGTGCTAGGCATTAGCCGACCATCGTCTCTACATCAAGGTAAGGCCCTAGTAGCCCAGTTACTTTGGCAAGTAAATTCTTAGATAGGCGGTAAGGGGTAACTGCAAAATCTACGCCTTCTATTGATCCACCAGCTGCGGTTCTTGCTTGAAAGATTTCAACGGAGATAGCCAGAATTGCAGCTTCAGCATTGGCATTTCCGACATAGGTTGATAGTCCAGAGAGCGCAGCGTTTCCTGCTGGGATGATATTTTTCTCCAAT